GTTGGCGACGACGACCAGTTGTTTGCCATCGTTGGCGAACTCGTCACCGAGTTCGGCCGCGGCCACGAGGGCGAATTCGTTCACGTCACGGTCCGGGGCCACGGCAGTGAGGGTAGCCATTGGGTACGTCCTTTCCTTGAGTTCAGCGTCCGTTACGTCATGACCACAGCGGGTGGGGCGCCGCGCCAGACGCCCCACCCCTCGGCCACGAAGTGCCTTACGACGGCAGCAGCGGGATCGTGTACCAGGTCGTCGCGTCGAGCGCGATGAACACCGCCGAGGTCTTGGCGGCCATCGATAGCGCCGTGTTGGCCGCGATGGCGTTGATGGCGTCGTCGGTGTTCGGGTACACCTTCAGGACGGCGTTCGCGGCGTCCGCGTTCTTCACAAAACACACCTTCCCGGCAGCGGCCGCGGGCAGAACCACGCCCTTCGTGCCGTCGGCGGCGGTGGCGTGCGTGAACCCGGTGGCGATGGCAGCGGCGTCGCCCTGGGCCGACCCGGTCGCGGCGACCTCGGCCGCCGGAACGGTCGGCATGGCCGCGAGACTCGTCACGTGGACCGTACCGTCCGCGTCGAGCGTCGCGTCGCCGCCCACGACCACGTCCTCGAACGAGTCGCCGTCCGCCACGAGAATGCGGCCGGCGTCGTACGCGACAGCACCCACGTCGCCGAGTTGGCCGAGACTCAAGGTCTCGGCCGCGCTCGACTCGACGCTCCGCAGGGCCAGGCGGACCGTCTCATCGGTGTCCGCGGTGTCCGCCAAGGCGAACCCCATGAAGGTGTTGCTCGTTGCCGTGGACGTCGCGGCGCCCGTACCGGCGTCCCCGCCCACCGGATCGCCGTCGGCGTCCCAGTAGACGGCGTCGCCGGCCGTGAACGCGACGGCCGCCTGAACCACGTCGAAGACGCCGCGAACGGCGAGGGCCCCGAGGGCACCCGAGGCGATGGGGAGTTTCGCGACGCCCACCAGGGCGCCCTGGACCACGACGTCGCCGGCGGCCACGTCCGACCCGGGCGTGTAATCGATGCTCTGGCCATCGTGTACGAACTGTGCGGTTGCCATGTGTTTCTCCTCATACGCGCCGGGCAAGCCCGGCGGCTAACTGTGGTTCACGCGCCGTCGCTCAGCCACCCGGTGACTCAGTCACCGGCCGGTCACACCTCACCTTTCATCTTCAGCGCCCCGCGCCAGTCCTGCTCGCGGACGCCAAAGTCGATGTACCCGCGGAACTGGATGCCGAGGGTGTTGAAGTCGGCGTCCGTCTTCTCCACCGTCGGCCGGTCCACGCCGTTCAGGAACGCGATCTCGATGGCCGGCAGCCGGTTCGGGTCGGCGAAGAGGTACCACGCCTTCGAGGACGCCCCCGCGAAGCTCGCGTTCGCGAGGTACACCGAACTCGCGACGTCGAACTTCCCGACGTGCGGGTTGGACGAGGGTTTCCCCTTGTTGGCCGTCGTGGTCTCGTTCAGGAGCAGGCTCTTCATCAGGAGTTCCGCCGGCACCTTCAGGGCCGTCGGCACCAGGAGCAGGCTCGCGGGGATGCCCAGGGGCCGGCCGCCGGGTTTCGTCTGCTCACCGAACATCACCTCGGCCGCCGTCAGCCAGTCGACTGTCAGGGCCGTGTCGGCCCCGTCGTCGTAGTTCTTGTGGTCGGTCGAGAAGAAGGCCTTCCCGTCCGCCTGGACGGGGTTCGAGAGCAGCAGACCCCAGACGGCGTCGGCGATGGCCTCGGCCGCCCCCATCCCGATCTGACGCGGGATGTCGGTGAAGGCCCCCATGTCGTCGTTGATGATCATCTGCCGCGTCAGGGCGAACATGATGCCGTGCGTGTCGGCCTTCTGGCCGTACTTCTGCTCGTCGAGTTTCCCGTGCTTCAGTTCCCCGTCCGGGCCGACCTCCTGGAACTTGAACGCACCGGTCATCCGGTACCGCGAGTGTTCCTTGAAGTCGTTGACGCTCGCGATGCGGCAGATCCGACGCCAGGCGTCCTCGATGTAGTTGTAGCCCTCCAGGAGCATCTTGTTGGCGATGTTCGAGAGGATGCCCGGCAGGCTGGTCGTGGAGAAGGCCGCCTGGAGCCACCCGGCGGCGTCGCGGCGGAACCGCGGCAGTTGGGCACCGGCCGCGAGTTCGCAGAACTCCTGGATACCGACGCCCCGCAGGCGGTCGGCGGCCTCCAGGACCGGTTCGGCGAAGGCCGCCTCGATGCGGGCGCTGGGCATGCCGGAGGCCATCAGGGCCACCGCCTCGAAGACCTGCGGGGTGGAGGGACGCTGGGGCACGCTCACGGCCGGCGCCTTCGGCCGACTCGCCCGGAGGACCTCCAGTTCCGCCCGCGTCTCGTCCCACCCTTCCTCGATGGCCCGGGCCTCGATGTCCGGGTGCTTGCCGTCCGTGAGACGATGGATCGCCTCGACCCGCCGCGTCTCGGCGGCCATGCGACGGCGCATCGCGATCACGGGGTCCCCGTCCTCGGCGGCCGCGGCCTCGACGGTCTCCGGCGTGGGGGCCGGATCGGGCGGGGTGTCGGTGTCGGGCTTCGGGGCCGGCTCCGGTTGGGGCTCCGGCCGGCGCTCCGGCTGAGGCGTCTCGGGTGCGGTCTCGGTGGCGGCCTGGTCTTCGGCAGGCGTGGTGACGACGTCGTCCATGGCTTCGGTCTCCTTTTCACGGGCGGCGACACGGGCACGCGCCCCGGTGTCGGCGCCGCTATCGACGAACGAGATTTCCTTGAGGACGGCCTGCCGCACGACGTGCAGCGGGCCGTCGAACGTACGGCCGTTGACGGTTACCCGGTGGCCGTTCGGTACGAACTCCGCCTCGACGACGGCCGCCCCGATGCTGGCCCGCCACGGGAAGCCGTTCGCGCCGCTCCGGGCCACGTCGCGGGCCCAGGAGGTGTCGCGGCTCACCAAGCCCTCGGCGACGACCTGGCCGTCCTCGACGGCGACGCGCCGGGTGTGCCCGACGCCCTGTCGCGGGTTGTGGTCGAGCCGGACCGGCAGGTCCTGCCGTTCGATGGCCAGGCCCTCAAGGTCCACGACCACCGGGTGCGGGAAGCCGCTGATCCGCATCACGCCGCCTGTGTAGGCGACCATAGAGAAGCTAGGCGTCTGCTTGCCGTCCCCGCCCGTCGCCTCCACCGAGAGCGGGCACAGGAACTCCAGGTACTCCAGGCCCTCGGCCGTGGCCATGTCAGGCGGCTTGACGCGCGTCGGCATCGTCGTCGGTCTCCTCTTCGGGGGCGGGCGCGGGGTCGTCCGCGAGGCCCAGTTCCTGCATCAACTGCTTCTCTTTCGCCCGCTGCCGGAGTTCCGTCTCCCAGTCCTTGCCCTGCCGGGCGTACTCGGCGGCGAGCGTGGTGGTGTTCGACGCCAGGCGCGTGGCCTGGGCGTTCGCTTCCTTCGCCGGGTCGACGTGCTCCGTGCCGTCGAAAAACCACTGGCGGGCCACCGGGCCGCGGGCGAGGCCGAGGCGGGCAAACTCCGGCAACAGGCGGGCCTCCGACAGCCATGCGTCGAAAACTCGGTCAAGCACCGCCTCGGCCAGATGGGCCTGCTCGACGCGGATGCTCTTGAAGTACGTCTGGTGATCCAGCCGGCCGGAGGCGTAGTTGTAGCCCGAGGAGTTGCAGGCGGCGATGTTGTACGGCAGGTTCAGGCAGCGGGCGATCTCGTTCAGGATCTCGCGCTTGAACTCGCCGTACGCCGTCGCCGGCTGATGGGCCTCGATCTGCCCGAGCCGCCACCCGTCCGGAAGGACCGTGGCCATCCGTTTCTCGAGTTCCACCACGTCCATCGGTTCGAGGGCCTGGGCCTCGCCGTTCGCCGGCGAGTCCGTAAAGAGCACCGCCGCGAAGTCGGCCGCCGTCTCGGCCGCCGCGATCACCGCCAGCGTGTAGCGCCTGAGTTGGGCAAAGAGCGGCAGCGCGGCGGTGAGTTCCGGGATGCCCCGGTGCTGGCCCGGACGGTCGGGGCGGAACCAGTGGACCACCGACCCGGCGTCCACGAGGTCCACCTCGTTCCGCCAGCCCGACAGGTCGCCCGGATGCTGACGCAGGATCGAGTAGGACCGCGGGTTGCCCCAGGCGTCCAGGAGAATGCCGTCGATGCCCTCGTTGCGCAAGAGGTTGCCCGGCAGGCCCAGCGGTGAGGCCACGCGGTCGGCCTCCACCAGATGCAGGTCCATCTGGACGGGCGAATCCAGGAGCGGGTTGGCCACGAGGACCGCGAACGCCTCGCCGTCGGTCACTTTGGCCATCCGCATGGTGCGGAGTTTGCCGGCAAGGTCCACGGCCCCCGCCCAACGGGCGAAGGCGGCCTCGACACGACGGTTCGTCTCGGCCGAGGCGCCCAGCAACTGGAGCCGTGGACCGGTGCCGACGCAGTCGTTCGCGAGCGTCAGCACGATGCCCTTGGCGTAGGAGTTGTTCGCGACCTCGTAGCGGGCCCGTTCGCGCAAGCGCCGCCGCACGTCGGCGGTTCCCACCGCGTCGGCCGAGAGGGCGTCGGCCATCGCCCAGTGCCGGGCGTTCTCAGGGCTCGTCTGGGCGGCGTCGTACCGGGCCCGCAGCATCCGGCCGCGGTTCTCGCGGTTGGCCGTGACGAGCAGCCGGGCCTGGCGCGGCGACGCCCCGCGCGACGCGGGGAGGGACCGCTCGGTCTTCTTTCGGCGGAACGGCCACATCAGGCGGTCCCTCCCGGGCTGATCTTTGCCATCTTCACACCGAGGCCCTTGGCGCGGCTGGCCCGCTTCGACTCCAGGTACTTGTCGGCCGCGATCTGGTCCGCCAAATCGTGCTGCTCGACGCTCACGCTGTCGCCGGAGGCCTTCTTGGGGCCGGCGGCGCTTTCGCGGATGGTGTCGTCGAGGGTCTCGGCCATCAGATTGCCCGCACAAGGTCTGGTCGGTTCAAAAGCACGTTCCGCCGCCGCCAACGGCGCTCCCGCCGCGCGAAGGAGTTCACGGCGCGGATGACGTCGCCACCGGCCAGAAAGGCGAGCCACGACTCCTGCATGGCGTCGGCGCGGTCCTCTTCGGGCACGAACTGGAGTTCGGCCAGAAACCTGCCGAGGTCACGGATTGGCGGTGGAATGTGCCGCATCACCCTGTACGGACACGAAACAGGGCGTTTTGGACGCGAAAAATCCGGCGGAGGAGAAATCGTTCCGTATATAGACACTGAGGCCAAGCAGGCGGCTTGGAGCGGGCAGGCAAGACTTCACCTCATTTATTCTGGTGTCATACCCCCAGCATGACATAGAATGCCAAAACCTCGGGAGAAACCGGCAGGCGAGGCGTCTTGCCCAACAGGCGAAGGAGGCGATTGTGGGGGCATTCGTGTTTCTGTGCAACGCGAGCACCGAGAAGGAATGCCTTGATCGTCATCTTTTTGGGACCAATGCCGGCCGTGTATGGGAAGAACACCTGAGGCGGATAGAGGTTGGGGACTACCTTTTCCTATGGAACTTCGAGACAGGCGTCCTACGCGGGCCTTTCATTGCCCTCACGCAGTGCACGAAGGACATAGAACCGGACGCTTGGAAAGATACCCAGGGTCATTCGCGTGGTTTCCCCTTCCAGGTTCGGGTGGATGGCATCGACCAGTACGAACAGTACGAACACCCGCTCAGTGCTGACGATCTTGACCTAGCACGCCTTCTCCATCCCACCGACGCATACGGCCTAATGCCGCCTGCGAGCCTTGACAATGTTCAACTTGAACGCATTCTGAAAATGCTTCATCAGAAGAACAAGGACACGGCACCTTTGTTGCAGCGACCAGAAGGGCCCATGATTCCTGGCAGGGATGACTCGCTCGCCACTGCCTTCATCTTCAAGTGTGACCATGCAACAGCGGGACAATGTTTGGCAGACAACGTGATGGGCGCTCCGACCAAGCAATTTCGGCCCGTCGTAAGCCGGGTTCAACGAGGAGCCACCGTGTTTCTGTGGCACATTAACGAACACAAGCTCTATGGCGTGTGGAGGGCCATAGATGACGGCCAATACAATCCTGCGGTCTTTCCAGGGCCACACTTCAATGCCGTCGTCTATTGCGAGAGGCAGATCAACCTTCAATCAGGATTAGACGAGCCTAGCGTACGCAAGGAACTTGGTTACGATGGCGCATACCCGCCTTATATAGTCCGGCCTTCTCAAGCACGCCACTTGCTCGATCTCTTGCAGGGTATCTATGGGCTCGGGCAGGTCGAGCGCTTTGGCGCCGATGATGGCCATGTCGTCAAGTCTTTAGGCGAAGTCTTCATTGACAATTGGCTCTATTGGAATGGATTTGTCCACGCTTACGAAAAGAGTGTCCAGATCGGCGAGCGATACAGACGATGCGACTTCTATCTCCCGTCCACGCCCGAACGGCGCGAGGTATATATTGAGTATTGGGGGATGCTCGGCCAGAAGGACTACGACCACAGAAGGCAAGAGAAGCTTGACGAATACAAGGGCGCCCATATCGAACCGCTCGAACTCTTCCCCAAAGACATCAGGGTGCTCCCTGACGTATTGCCCCGGAAGTTGGCGCGGTACAAGAAGTGAAGAGAGCCACCACTGCTGAATCGCATCCTCCCGTGGCTCGAAGGGGCTGCAAACGGGTCTCAATTCATAGAACAGAGGCGTAGACAGCTTCTTGCCTACGGCGCCGCCGCTCCCGCCTCGCGAACGTGTTGACGCCCCGCGCCGGGCCTCGCCCGGACAGGTGGGCGAGCCACGCCTCCTACACCGCCTCCTCACGGTATGCGTGCGGGACGAGGCCGAGTTCGGCCTCGAGGCGTTCCGCTTCACACGTTGGAGGAAGTGCCTACATTATGCGCCCGGTGTCCACACCAGGAATCCTAAATGGGATGAGGAGCCTATTCTAGCGAGTAGTTAAATCGCCTACTTCATCTTGCCCCGCGATTACCCGCCGAAAACGAAGACGCGAACGTTGACAGAACCATCGGGTGTGTACCGATCACCCTCAAGGTCGGCAATCAGCCCGGATGGGTTCGGAATCAACTGAAGAGGGTCATAGATGACGCACCAAAGATGATCGCAACCCGGGTGACGCCGATAGTGCTCAATATCCAGGATCAACTCGTCGCCGATTCTTGAAGTGTGCGGTTTGTCGCGAACGCGCTTCACCTCAATAACCATTCTGTGAGCGGGCAACAAGAAGTCCATTCGCGTACTAGAGCCGGCATAGCTGGGCGTAAACTCTTCGGGGCGAATATCGGCAACCCAGGGTCGCAACTGACAGTGTAGCAAATCTTGAATATCATACTCTGAATCAAACGCAAGTGATTGCGCGCCTTTGCGGCGATGTGCCAGAGGGTGCATCGCGCGGGGCAAGCCCCGGATAAGCGTCAGTATTAGGTCTTCAATTGTCGACGGCTTCTTCGGTTCGCCAATGGTGGCAATAGATCGATTGCCCGACGCTGGAGCAGGCGGGGCCTCGCCATTTGGCAAGATCCGGCCGCCACGGAAATACCGGAACCCGTGCTCTTCGAGAACACCGTTGAGTCGTTCCCGCTGTAAGTTGTACTCGGCAACAGGGTCATAATCGAGTCCAAGGAGGTTTGCGGCCGTGCCTCCAGTCGATGCCGGCGGGAGATCCATGAATTCCTCAATCAGGTTCCCGAGGAGTGCAAGGCTGTCGACATTCGGATCATTCCCGGCGCGGAACAGCCATGTCTTCCACTTGGTGTGATGAGGTAGGTTCGGTGGTGGCCCTGGTGCGCCTGCCGCCTCAAAAAGGGCATCCAACGTGGCGTGAGAACCCTTTAGCACTTCGGCCACGGCCGCACAAACAGCCATTGGTAACCGAATATTTTGCATGGCTCGTGTGTTACCCACTTCGCTTCGGCAAGCTGGCGGGCAGATTAGCCGGACGGACCCTCCCACGTTGTCAGGCGTTTGCCACAGTATCGACACTCGCGGCGCCGCATGATGCGCCCACCACCAACTCGTCTCGTATATACTACCCGTAAATGCCTGCACCCACAAGCGCGGCATTTTAGGCCTTTCTGTTCCTTCTGACCGGTCTTCCGCGACGCCATCAGCGATTCCTCCGCTGGAGGTCCGAAAGCCGCACCCGCTGCCGCCGTGCCTGTTCCCGCGCTTCGGTCCCGAACAACACCGCCCCCTGAATCGACCCCGCCACCGCACAGCCGACCAGGCAGTCGAACCAGTGGTTGTCGGGGTTACCGGCACGGGGTTTCCACTCGTCCACGGTCCGGCCCCGGCCCTCGGTCTTGACGCGGTACTCGGCCGTCAGGTGGTCTGCCAGGAGGCGATGCTCGGCGGCCTTGCGGCCGAAGAGGGACAGGCACCCCGGGTCGCCCATCGGCACGGCTAGGCGGGCGTTGACGAACGACTTCCAGTAGTTCGTGTCGACCACCGCGTGCCGCACGGCCCGTCGGCCCTTGACGTTTGGAATTCGCCAGTGGTGACCGACCCGGTCGCCGGCCTTCCGCTTGTACTCGGCGAACGGCACGCTCGATGCCCCGACGTACCGGCCGTGGCTTGGCAAGAGCACCGCCGAGTGGGCCGACTGCCGGCAGAATTGATACACGACGTCGGTCGACTGGCCCCAGTTCGCGTCGATGAGGCACCGCTCGACCCGCATGGCGGCGCCATCGTCCCGGCGCCATTCCTTTCCCAGCAACTCCTCGGTCAACTTCTCGAGGCCTGCGTAGATCGACCCCTCGAGCCCCGCGTTCGGGAACGACCGGCCGAGGGTCCGCGTCACGTCGCGCAGGGTGAAGTACGCCCGTTTCTGCGGGGGCCACGTGCCGTAGTCGATGACGTACCCCGTGAAGTCCTCCTCCCAGGCGCACACAAGGTAAAAGAGGCACTCCTTCTGCACGTCGATGAACGCCGTGACGTGGGTTGCCCCGACCGGCACCTCGCCGTGGCGCATGCCGTTGGTCTTGGCTGCGATCTGGTCGGCCGTCAGCATGTCCGGGTCGCCCTCGTCCTCCGGCAGCGGCTCGTTCTGATACTCGGCGAAGAACGCCGCCTCGTCCTGGAGCCGCAGGTTCATCGCGTGCTGGATGGCCGAGAGTTCGTCCGGGTGATGCCGCTCGGGCCAAGCCACCTCGGCGCCGGCGTCCATCTCGGCCCGGTGCTTGCGGTAGAACTCGGTCGCTTCGGACCCGTCGCCGCCGTTGGCCAGACTGTCGGCCCGGATCTGGGCGTACGTGGCCCAGAGTTTCTCGTTCGTGGGGAACGCATAGACCATCTTCGTGCGTTCGCCCTGCCACTCGGGGTGCTTCTCGCGGTCGAGGATGCGGTCGGCCATGTCGCCGGGTCGGATGACCGTGCACGGCATGACGCCGGCGATCTTCTTGCCCGGCCCGCCGAGGCCCAGGACGGCCCCGGCGAGGATCGACTCGCGTTTCTGGCACTGGGCGGCGCTTCGGGCCGACTCGTCGGTCTGCGGGTCGTCCAGGATCACGAGCGACGGCCGGACGCTCGCCCCGTCGGGCCGCTTGAACTTCATGCCTCGGATACGGCCCTCCAGGCCCGCCACGCGGATGACGGCCCCGGAGGCGGGACTGTCGGGAATCGTCGGCAGGACGATCTCGCGGGCCGTCCAGCAGATGTGCGTCCGCCGGCCCTGGTACAGTTGCCCGGCACACCGGTTGGCGATGCCTTCCAGGCAGTGGATCGGGTAGACCGCCTCCGGGAAATCCTCCAGGAGCCGGTCGTTCGCCTCGAGTTCGGCCTTGATGGAGTCGAGCATCTCTTGGGCGTGGCCCTCGTCGCTGCCGATGAGACAGACGAACTCGCGGGCGCCGATGAGCATGGCCCAGATACAGGCTGTCTCGCACAGGCTCGTCTTGCCGCTGCCGCGCGGCATGGCGAAGGCGAAGAGGCCGCCGCGGAGGACGCCCGTCTCGATCCGGCCGATGGCCTTCAGGTGGTCCGGCGACCACGGCAGGTGAAACGTCTGCGGGAAGTACGACCGGCAGAAGACCTCGAAACTCTTCCGCGCCCGCTTCTTGCGGCGCGGGTGCACCACCTCGGGCAGGTCGCCGATGTCGCGGCCACTGGCCGACAGGGCGGCGTTCCGGGCCCGGGCCGACTCCTTCACCACCTCGTAGCCCGTCAGGCCCGACCCTTCCTGCTCAGGCCTCGCGGCATGCCGCTGGACCACGAGCCACGCCACGTACCGCACCAGGTCGATCCGCTCGCCGTCGCCGATGCGGTAACCGGCCCGCATCCGCTGGCGGTAGACCGTGTGCGGCTGCACCACCTCCCCGAGCGGCGTCGAGTTCAAGAGCCGCACCAGGTGCGACGGCCTCAGGTTTCTGGGGTCAATCGTCGCCATCGGACCTCTTCATGTTGAGCCAGGCCGCGTAGCAGACCAGGTTAACGGTTCCGTCGGCGTTGGTGGGGGCGCCAGCGTTCACGTCGGCCTGGAGCATTTCCACGGTCACCTTTCCATTTTTCGCGGCCGAAAGCACCCGCGCCGTGTCGGTAAGGGATAGAGCGGCCGGGTCGAGGG